AACTGCGGAAACGGTTGGTGATTTCAACGAATTTTTGGATCGTTTTGGGCCATGGCCGTTTGGCGGACAGAATGCGCGTGACGCGGCGATGGATAAGCGCAACAACGCTGTTGGTCGTCAGATATTTACGCAAGCTGGTATGAACGCCAGCATTCAAGACCTGACACGCATGGTAGATGCGAGGGTTTTTGAACAATTGGATCAGATTATGGGCCGTACAAAAGAGGAGCAGATGACGCCAGCCCCGGGTCAGCCTCGCGCTCCACGGAACTTTATGTCACCTCCCACAGGGCCCGATGTTTACTTCCCCCGCAATGAGCAGGGTTATTTTGATACGACGCGTCGGATTATGGGTGTTTCGCGCCCATATCTGAATTATCAGTGATCGTATCGGGGAGAGTTGAATGGCAGACCCAGGACTGAACGGATTTAAGAGCAGCTTAGTAGACAGGAACGTTCCGTCACAGCTCTCTGAGGAAGATTTAGCTGCGGAAATGGAAATTGAGCTTCCGGATTCGCAAAACAATGTAATGGCGATGATTAACGCGGAAGGCGTTGGTGAGATTGGCATTACGCCTACCGAAGACGGTGGGGTTGAGATTGACTTTGAACCGCAGGATCAGCGCGGTCAGAACGAAGATTTTTATGCAAACTTAGCTGAAGAGATGCCTGACCGCGAGTTACAGCGCATTGCCAGCGAACTTCTGGGTGAATACGACGCAAACAAGGCAAGTCGTCAGGACTGGGAGGATGCGTATGCGAATGGTCTCGAACTTCTTGGCTTCACTTATGAAGAAAGGACGCAACCTTTCAGAGGCGCTTCGGGCGTCACTCACCCGCTTTTGGCGGAAGCTGCAACCCAGTTTCAAGCTCAAGCATTTAACGAGCTGTTACCTCCTTCGGGGCCCGTTAGAACTATTGTCATGGGTGCGGAATCGCGTGAAAAGGTTGCTCAAGCGCAGCGCGTAAGAACATTTATGAATTACTACATCACGAATGTGATGGAGGAATACACGCCTGATATGGACCAGATGCTGTTTTATCTGCCTCTGGCCGGTTCTACGTTCAAGAAAACGTATTATGACGAGACGCTAGGTCGTGCGGTATCCAAGTTTGTTCCTGCGGAGAACTTGGTGGTTCCTTACGAGACCGCGGACCTCGAAACATGCTGCAACATCACGCAAGTGGTTAGAATGTCACTAAACGATCTGCGTAAGCGCCAGCTTGCCGGGTTGTATTTGGACGTTGAAGTTATCCCTGCTCAGAAAGATTTGACTGAGATTGAGGATAAGCTGGACCGCATTGAAGGTATTGAGCCTAGCCAGATTGATTATGACTGCACCATCCTTGAGTGCCACGTTGATCTGGACCTGGAGGGCTACGAAGATTTGGATTCCGATGGCGAGCCTACCGGCATTCGGATTCCGTACATTGTGACTTTGTCGATGGACAACGGTCAGGTTCTGTCGATTCGCAGAAACTTCCGCGAAGACGACGATCTGAAGAAAAAGATCGCGTACTTTACGCACTACAAATTCCTCCCGGGCTTCGGCTTCTACGGGCTTGGTCTCATCCATACGATTGGCGGGCTGTCACGCACCGCCACGGCGGCACTGCGACAGTTGATCGACGCCGGTACGTTGTCCAACCTCCCTGCGGGTTTCAAGGCCCGTGGACTGCGTATCCGGGATGACGATGACCCGTTGCAGCCCGGTGAGTTCCGAGACGTAGACGCACCGGGTGGGGCTATACGGGATAGCCTCATGCCGCTGCCGTTTAAGGGCCCAGACCAAACGTTGTTTAACTTGCTGGGCTTTGTGGTACAGGCCGGTCAACGGTTTGCCACGATTACGGACCTCAAGGTGGGTGACGGCAATCAACAGGCTCCGGTGGGCACGACCATTGCGATGATGGAACAGGGCTCGCGGGTCATGAGTGCCGTTCACAAGCGCTTGCACTACGCGATGCGTCAGGAGTTTAAGATTCTTGCTCGCGTGATGTCTGAGTATCTACCGCAGGAATATCCGTATTCGATTGCTGGTGGCGACCAGAAGATCATGGCAAAGGATTTTGATGACCGCGTGGATGTTATTCCGGTCAGTAATCCAAACATCTTTAGTCAGGCGCAGCGCATTATGCTGGCGCAGACAAAACTACAGCTCGCGGCCCAAGCCCCTGAGATACACAACATGCACGAAGTATACCGTGACATGTACGAGGCTTTGGGAGTGAGCGATGTAGATCGTTTAATGAAGGCAATTCCTGCGGAAATTCCTGAACCGCTTGATCCGGCGCAGGAAAACATCAACGCATTGGATATGTTGCCGTTGAAGGCGTTTGAAGGACAGAACCATCAGGCGCATATCTCGGCGCATTTGACGTTTGGTGCATCTCCGCTGGTTGCTCAGATGCCACCGGTGGCTATTTCGTTGCAGAAGCATGTTATGGAACACGTCCAGATTGCTGCGCGTGAACAGGCCGCGGTGCAATATTTGCAGCAAGTGCAACAGCAAGGTGGCCAGCCTGCCGATGACGAGCAAATGTTGCAGATCGAGCAGCTTACCGCACAGCTTGTTTCGGAAGGCTTGCAACAGGTCAAGCAGATGTCTGGCGAACTATCTGGCGCGGGGGCCCCGGACCCACTTGTGCAGCTCAAGGAGCAGGAGCTTCAGCTCAAGGCACAGTCCGATCAGGCCGACAACCAGATCGACCAAGCAAAGGTGCAGTTGGACCAGCAGTCCATGCAGATGCGGTCAAACCAATTCCAGCAACGTTTGGCGTCGCAGGAAAGGCAAACGCAAGCTCGTATTCAATCGGCGATGGAACGCGAGCTGCTTAAACAACGTAACAATGGAGGGTCACCCCAATGAAAAATCGTCCAGTAAAAATTAACGGCTCTGCGCCGAAAAATCCGCCTAAGCCTGAAATGGTCGGCAAAGAAAAGAAAGCCCCTATTGCAGGCGATAAGTTCCGCCGGGTAAAAACCCGTGGTACTGGCGCTGCTATTAAAGGCACAATGCACATGGGCTGTTGCTGATATGCCGCTGAAGAAAGGCAAAAGCCAGAAGACTGTAAGCAGCAACATCAGTAAGCTGCGGGATGAGGGCTACCCTCAGAAGCAGGCTGTGGCGATTGCGCTTTCTAAGGCGGGTAAGTCAAAAAAGAAGAAGGTGGTGAAGAAGGCCAAGGGCGGAGCCATCAAGGGATTTAGTCCCATCGCGCGTAAGCAGCGTTTTGAAGGAGTGTTCTGATGTACGGCGGTTTACAGCTTAATGGCATCCCAAATCCTTTCCGTCGCCCTGAAGATCAGGGTATTGCCTCTCTCGCCCCAACTGGCGGATAAAGTAACTTTTTAAAAGTTATCTTAATGATACGGTGTCCCTACGACTTGTTCGGTCTGTTTTAGATCACCATGGCAGGCATTGTAGGGGCGGATATGGGGGTTTCTGCTTGGATGGCCCGTAAATAATCTTTCCAAACATCGGTCTTGGGTATAGGATAAGATGCGGGAAATCTTAGGAGGAGCCCTATGTTACAAGCACTAATTGGTCCGATAACTGGTCTGCTGGACAAGTTCATCCCGGACGCCAGCGAAAAGGCCCGGCTTGCACACGAAATTTCGACGATGGCCGAAAAGCAAGCGCACGAGATTGCGCTTGCTCAGATCGCAGTCAATCAAGCAGAAGCCGCTTCTGGCTCAGTGTTTAAGGGTGGTTGGCGTCCCTTCATCGGATGGACCTGCGGAATTGCCTTTTTGTACCACTTTGTCCTTCAGCCGTGCATGATTTTTGCCATAGCGGTATTTGGGGTTCAACTACCAACACTTCCAGAATTTGACATGGGAACGCTTCTTACTGTTCTAGGCGGTATGCTTGGTCTAGGAGCGTTGCGTACTGTGGAGAAGGCGCGAGGTGTCGCAAAGTGACGTTTAAACTGTCACGACGTAGCTTAGATAAACTGGACGGTGTAGACGCCGGACTGGTTGCTGTTGTCAATTACGCGATTACCGTAACCAAGACAGATTTTGGCGTTATCTGTGGCCTCCGCACAATAGAGGAACAGCGTGAGCTGGTGGCTAAAGGTGCCAGCCAAACCATGAGTTCTAAGCATATTGGTGGTCATGCTGTGGACTTGATGGCTTACCTTGGTTCTCGTGGATCGTGGGAATTGAATATCTACGACGAGATCGCAGACGCCATGAAAGAGGGCGCACAAGCGGCTGGGGTGGGTATTCGCTGGGGTGCCGCGTGGCACATTCCTGACATCCGCGATTGGGACGGCACAATGGAAGAAGCGATGAACGCTTACGTCGATTTGCGCCGTTCAGAGGGCAAAAGGCCGTTTATCGACGCCCCACATTTTGAACTCGCATGATTTTTTTTCATCCTAGCATCTTTGATATAAGATATGCTAGGATACTATCGAATATTGTTCGATTTTATGCGAGGACTGGATGAATGAAATAAAATTTACCGAAGCGGTGTTCAGGATACTCCGAGAACGTCGCCAAGGTTGCGTTGACTACATGACCAATGGAAATGTTAAGTCAATGGAACACTATCGTGAGCTGATGGGCAACTTGGAGTGCATTACTCACGTGGAACAGGAACTCAAGAGCCTGCTAGATAAACAGGAGCGTCAAGATGACTGAAGCAGCTAAATTTGATTTAAGCGCCGTAAAAAAAGGCGTTGAAGAACTTACTAAAATAACCGAGGAAGCTAAATCCACTAAGCCAAACCTCGCCGACGCTTACGTCGAAAAACCGCGCTTAGACCCTTCCAAAATTGAGGGAAGTCTTCTCGAAAGAATGCCCGCACCTACTGGATGGCGTATTCTGATCCTCCCCTACCAAGGCAAGTCGAAGACCGCTGGCGGTATCTTCCTTCCTTCTGAGGTGCAGGAAAAGAGCAACATCTCTACACAGGTGGGCTATGTCCTAAAAGTTGGTCCTTTAGCATATAAGGACACTGACAAGTTCCCCTCCGGTCCGTGGTGTGGAGAAAAGCAGTGGGTGATGTTTGCCCGCTATGCTGGATCACGCTTTCAGATCGACGGCGGAGAGGTCAGGATTCTCAACGATGATGAGATTCTGGCCACCATTATGGACCCTGAAGACATTCATCACTTGTAAAGGTATAAAAAAATGGCGCAAGCAAGAGAGGACCACGTCGAGCTTGATTTCGACAACGAGACGGATACCGAAGTAGAGGTATCGGAAAGTAAAGTTTCCGACAGTCCTAACGACGATTCCGAAGACCAATTTCAGAAGGCCGAGACGTCAACGCAAAAACGCATTGATCGTCTGACCAAAAAAATGCGCGAGGCCGAGCGCCGTGAGCAGGAAGCTATTCGCTATGCTCAAGCGGTGCAGAACGAGGCTCAAGGCCTCAAGCAGCGCATGAATAGTTTGGACACAAACTACGTCACTGAATACACCAATCGTGTAAACACACAAATTCAACAGGCGGAAGAAGCGCTTGCCCGAGCAATTGAGCTGGGCGACAGCAAAGCCACAGTAGAAGCGCAACGTGCTTTGACTGGGTTGGCGATTCAACAAGACCGCGCCAATCAAGCTAAGATGCAACAGGATCGGTATCGCCAGCAACAGGCGGCAGCGGCACAGTATCAGGCTCGTCAGCCTATGCCTGCCCAGCAACCGCGTAGGCCTGATCCTAAAGCAGAACAATGGGCTCTTCGCAATGCGTGGTTTGGCTCAGACGAAGCTATGACCTATGCAGCTTTCGGGATACACAAAAAACTCGTCGAAGACGAAGGATTTGACCCGCAAAGCGATGACTACTATACTGAACTTGATCGCCGTATCGCCGATAAATTCGGAAACGGCGGGAACGGTACTAACAGACGACCCGCTCAGACGGTTGTTGGTGCTTCAAGAAATGTTTCTGGGCGCAGTGGGAGAAAGGTTCGACTCACCCCGAGCCAAGTCGCGATAGCGAAGAAATTGGGTGTGCCGCTTGAAGAATATGCGAAATACGTGAAGGAGTAAGAGGATGGGCGAACACGACAACCAAACCGGTGGTTCGACCATCAATCGGACTTCTCGCGCTAACCAAACCCGGGAGAAACAAGCTTTTCGTAAGCCTTGGGCTCCCCCGTCTATGCTAGATGCACCACCTGCCCCTGATGGCTTCAAACATCGTTGGATTCGCGCCGAAACGCGTGGTTTT